CCAAGCCCACGCATTGAACAGCACAGGGTAGGAGAGAGGCTGCCGCTCTGTCTTGGCTCAGTCGATGTTGACGCTCTGACTGCTTACGTTTGCTTCTACTCGTTGTGGTGAATTTTTGACTCTAAGATAGATTTCTTACGTACAACTACGCCAAGGTCTGCGCCTAGTTGATCTATCTGTTGCTGCAATCTGGCTATCCTTGCCTTGTAAAAATGAAGCCTGAATAGTCTGACTGCGCGCATGAGGTTCATTTTGCCGCCTCGACAGTTTTGTGCTGCAACATCTTAGTGTTGTAGTCATCGTTTGAAACATACGCAAATGCGCACAGGATGAAGACAAGTGCTAGAAGTTCCTTAAGCATGTGTAATCCTCCAAGTACATTAGTGGAAAGCGTGTCTCTTTGTCTGGGTGTGCGCCAATCCAGTTGCAATATGTGCATTCCCAGTAGTTACGTGTAGCGTTCCAGATGTCTGCTGGTTTGCCACATTCTGGGCAATAGCCAGGTGCTGTGTTTGGGGTGTCGAAGTCATCCATAGCGGCAACAATCAAAAAGGTTCGCAACCAATGCTAATCATGTTTTCAGCATGGACTTGCAGATCAGCATGCGACCAGTCGTACCAACGCATTGCAATTAGCAGCATTTTTATTGAGTGTCCCAACAAAAAAATGTCTACTTTCTCTTGCTCAGATGAAATCATTAAATTTCTGAAATTTTCGATTGACTTAACATATACAACGTCCATTTATCTCTCCGGTTGTTGCTCTGGGACATCCCCTCGGCTTGGATGTAAGAATAAGACTACATACACTACATGTCAACAACTATTTTTAAAATATTCCCCACTGTTCTGCCATTGCATCTGCAATGCCTTGATAAGTGCGGCTGCGCTCTTTCCAGCGATCTGCGCTAGGCGCTAACTTGTTCTGTCCGCTTTCTGTCTGGTTGCCACGCCTTGTTTTGTTATCACCTGGCAGCATGTCTGTTGGGGTCAGTGCTGGCAGATTCTTTAACCATAAGCATGTTTTCTTGCTGGCATCATCGCCAAACCACCAAGGCTGAATGATCTGATCTGGCTTGCGTATGCGTGATGAGATGACTGATACAGGGTTCTCAAGCGCTATGCGCTCTATGGGCGCATTTAAAAGCGCTTGCACAAACATCAAAGCATCTTCAGTCAATTGCGGATCACGTAAGCCCCTGGTGGTCCAGTGCATACCAGACACAGCAAGATAAGTGCATGGCGGGTGCGCGATCATCAGATCCCAGCCATCATTCAACAGCGTCAAAACATCACCAACAATGTGATGCGCTGAATCATCTTCTGCCGGTAACAGATCACAACTCCATGCATCATGTCCGCGCTGTCTAAACGCTTGACGCACGCGCCCCGAATATTCACAAGCTACAAGTACTTTCATTCCGTAATCCTCGCATCAAACACTGAGCGCAACTCCTCAACCGCTGCATCTGCATGCGCACAGGCTTCTGGGTTAGCCAATAACTCTGCACTACTGTAAACGTTCGTATCCGCCTCGCCATTGCGCACTGGTACGTTGTCTATCAAGTACAAGGCTTCATGCGGATTGTCTGCTGGTAGGCGCTTGTACGGCAGGACATCTGGGTGCAACACATGTTGACTGCAGCCTTTCAACTGGAACTCAAATGGAATCTCTGCATTGTCGTTGCGTGCGCATAAAAACTGACTCTGTTCTGTTGATGTTGAGTGTGCGCAGTTCCTACAAGACACATTGTCTGTAATGTGCGTTTCATGGCAGAAGGCATGGTAAGAGCACAACTTACACTCAAACCAACTTGGATCTGCGCTAATAGGTTCTGGAATGTAATCACTAAGAGCTATTCTTTTTGCACGTTCTACGGTTTTCTCAGCAAACTCTTTGTCCAGCTTCACAATCTCTGTGTAAATGTCGCTTGTGTTTTTATTAAGGGCATAGAACAAGCAACGATCCAGCTTTAGGCCAAGCATGTAACAATGAACTTGCGCCCAATAGATTGGCTTTGATTCTTGCAGTTTCTTCTTTTTTAAATCGTTAAAAGATTTGTCAGACAATGTCTTAATTTCAAGCAACAGCGTCTGTTTTTCTCGTCCAGGTACGTTTGTGATAATGCCATCACAAGATCCGCTAACATGACTGCCAAAGTCTATTTTGGCCTGTCGATGTACGATCCTGCATCCAATAGCTTTTAGCTCTTTGATTACTGTGTCTTCGTAATCATGTCCAAATTTAAACAGTTTCAGTATGCGACCAGGAAACTTTGAAGAAACAACATTACGAAATCCCAGCCATAACTTGCGGTCGCACTTTTCACCAATTTGACTGATCCCCATGTGTGGTCTTGGTGGATCTGCATTATCTTGATAACTTTGATAGATCAATGACTCTATAGAATGCACAGCTTCTGGAATAGCTGTCATATGTGCCTCCATGTTTTTTTATTTCTTACCGCATAGATTACAGAAATTGATACGCCATATTTTTCTGCAATACTTTTATGTGTTCCTTGCTCTTGTCTGATCATCAAAACTTTTTCATTAGTCAGTTTTGCGCTTCCTTGCTGCTCTCCTTTGCATCGTGGCACTTTGACGCGCTGACGCTGTGATGCTTGTCGCATGTTGTCTGTTTGCGTGCCAAGCTCTAAATGATCTGGGTTTATGCAAGCAGGAACATCACATTTATGCAGCACAAATAATCCATCTGGAATCTTTCCATGCGTAATCTCATAAGACGCTCTATGCGCTAATATTCCTTTTCCATTCATCGTAAAACGCCCATAACCGTGATTATTTTTTGCGCCAATCCATAAAATGCATCCTGTGCTTGTTGTTTCTCCGGTGTGTTCAGCTAATCGCACATGTACGGGCTGACCTCGCATATGTCTGCCATTGCCAGTTTTTTTCATAAAGTTTGTATAAAAAAATGCCCAACATCCATGTCGGGCTTAGTGCTATCGCTCAGTGAGGAATTACTTTTTCCAAGGCGGCGTGTTAGTAGACTTGGCTGTACTTGCTGCTGGTGCTGAGTCATCAGCCCTGTAGCCGCCAACTCTGTTTTGAGTACCGTACTGCTCGGACTCTTCAACGGTCAACTTAATCTTTAACCGCCCGCCAATAAGCTGATCTGAGTCCTTTAACGTATCAAGGCCAATGGCGCGCATCAGTTCACCAAGCTGCTGGCGACCTATCTCCTCAGCGCGCTGGTTTGGGTTGGTCAAGTTCACCATGCCAAAGACAACACGGCCAGCATGTGATGGCCCAGTGATGTCATAACGTACGTTAAGGTACTGACCTCCAGACTTAGCAGTTTTCAGTTCTGCGTTTGCGATGGTTGCGCTGTAAAAGCCAGCAGGTAGTGGATCGTAAGAGCCAGTGTTACCAGTAGGAAGTGCGTCAAGTGAGAATGATTCGTTAAGAAGTGCCATGTTAGTTAGTCTCCAAAGGTTTTACAGGGTACAAGTCATATTTTCTGCATGCAAGGTCTGCTGTATGTAGCAATGCATGCACGCATGTTTGCGGGTCAACTCCGTGATCTACATATGTTTCTATAAGAGACAGATATTGATCAGCAATCTGTTCTGCGTTTACTTTATCCATCGTTAAACTCAATACTAAAAGTTGCTCGTCCAGGTTCAGAAGTAATTGCTGGCATCAATGCTTTAACAACCTCTGGCGGTTGCTTGCGCCATGCGGACATGACTAGTTCACACTTCCATTTGGTGAAGTCGTTAATAGAGATGCCATCACGGTCTGCAAGCATCAAGAACGTTTCTGGATTGATCTTGCGGTTAACGCGACACGTTGCTTTAACTGTGTAGTTATCAACAACATGTTTTACAGTTCCTTCTTCGTCATCTGCAATGCGTAACTCCTTACGCATCTGATCCTCTAGCTGTCTACGTTCCTCGGCCGCTGAGCGCTCTATCTCCTTGAGTTCTAGCCAACGGTGTGCGTGTGCGCTATTCATCTTTGTCCTCTGTCTGTTCTTCTAGTGCTTTATGCTCAATGCCAAGCATTGCCTCGATAGCCGCTAAGCGCTGGTCGTATGCGCCAAGCAAAGCTGAGTGCATGTTATGGATCTGAGCGAACTCAGTTAGCACATTCTCTACGTCATGCTCTTGGTTGTTTTGATCTACTAGTGTCAGTTTCATGTTTTGTTACCAGTTACAATTTTATTGATGATGTGTCCAAGGTCAGCGTCCTCCCATGGGCTTAAACGCCCTGAGCGATCCTTAGCGGACCATAGGCCATCTGAGTCACACATCAGCGCGCGTTGTGGCTTTCCTTCTTCATCTTTCTCTACTCGTAGCGCTAGGACTTCATCAAAGAAATATGGAAGCTGCTGTGCCAGTTTGTTCCCCGGCATAGATGGTCCGTACAAAACGCGCCCAGCTTCGTCCTGCATCTTCTCCATCTTGGCTGACATGTAAACATGCTTGCCGGGAATGTCTCTAAATGCGCGAATCAAATCCGTCATCTGTTCCTGTAGCGCTCCATACGCTTGGCGAGGATCTTTGGTCAGCTTCTTCTCAGCGTTCAGTACAACTTCTGCAATCTCGCTGATGCTATCGAGCGCGACTGACTGAAACTGTTCAGCTTCTTTGCTGTGAGCCGCCCATTTGTAGGCCTCGTGTAGCTGCTCAATTGTCTTAACCTCGACATACGGAATGTCGTAACCATTAAGAGACAACAAGCCACCTTCAGCAGAAATAATGACTGGCGTTGGTAGCGTTGCCACTAGCGTTGTCTTGCCAGCACCAGGAGGACCGTAAACCAGTAGTTTGGAATTGTCAGCACCAAAGTTCTTAGTGCTGGAGAGTGAAATAGCCATTAAAGACTCCAGTTAAAGCCCCGGTTTGCACAATGCAGTTTGGGGTGCGTTGACAATGCTAGTGATTCTGTTCTAGCATGTCAAGGGGCAGTTACAAAAAACTTGGAGTACGTTAAATGTTGACTTTGGAAGAGATTAGAGAGCTTTTGCTAGATAGACGGCTAGATATGGTGGCTGATTCGACTGGCGTTGACTACAGCACTATTTGCGGCATCAAGTCGGGACGCAATGACAATCCTAAGTACAAGACCGTTAAGGCCTTGAGTGACTATTTTCAGAACAAGAGCAACGCATGATTGCAAACTCAGAATTTCTGGGGCATCTACAAGAACTGGTGTCACCAGGATCAAGCCTTTGGTGGAATGCATTTGCTGGAGACATAGACGCACCAGGGTTTACACCACCTTGGGGCGGTCAGCGGTACATACATGATCAATCAGACGTTGACTCGCTTGTTAACCGCAACACTTATTACTCGGTGGCAGCGTTAAAGCCATTCAATGGAGCGCTTAACAGGCGCAATGAATGCTTTGATCGTCTGTTAGTGTTGGTCGCTGACGATCCAGATATTACAAAGCTCAACGGTGAACCTAGTTACATCCTAGAGACCAGTCCAAACAACTTTCAAGTTGGATTGTTTCTTGATGTGGATGACGCGCTTGCAGCGGATTTAAACGCCGTAAGCGCATTGATGTCCGCAATGTCAGCAGTTGGCCTTATGCCAGCAGACTTGTCTGGCAACAATGCAGTGCGGTACGGTAGGCTGCCAAGAGGTATGAACCAAAAAGGTAAGCACAACAACTTCCAGCACAGGCTTGTTGAATGGAACCCAGAAAACAGCTACACGCTTGCAGATGCTGCTGATGTCTTTGGAATCACATTTGATGCAACCGCCAAGGTCTATTCATCTAACTCGCGCTTTGAGGAGCAGGGTGAAAAACTAGCTAAGGCTGTGCATGACATTATTCATGGTGTTGCGCTGCATGACAACATTAACAGACTCATCAGTAGCCTTGCTGCGTCCGGCCTGGATGATGGCGCAAACGTTAATCTTACTCGCGCTATCGTCAATCAGTCTGCGCGCAAGCATACAGATCCAAAAGTCTGGCAATCGCGGTACGATGAGATTCAAAAATCAGTTACTGACGCTTCCAAGTTTAAGCAACGTCAAAGCGCTGCACCAGACCAAGAAGGTGATGATGAATATCAGTATGAGCTTGACAAGCTAAAGCCAGTTGAGTTTGTCATTGATGGATTTATAAGCAACAAAATTACAGTCATTGCTGGCCCTCCAGGTGTTGGTAAAACTAGCTTGCTGGTGCCATTGTCATTTTATGCGGCACATTTGTGTGCCCCGGAAGCTGAATTAAAGCCAATGTTGAAGCGCAGAGTGATCTACGTTACAGAAGATGCGGAACAGGTTGAACGCATCATGTACGGCATTGTGAAGCATGAACAACTTAAAGAGCCAGCAGAAGGTTTTGGTTACTGGTTCAAGATTATGAACGCTAAACGGCAATCAAAAGAGGAGTTAGCAGACTTAGTTGAAGACATAAGATCCAAGTATACAGTAAACCTTGGGCCTGAGTTTAATAATTATGTCACTGAGCCGTTAATAGTATTAGATACTAGTAACTCAACGATTGATTTAGATAACGAAAACGATAACGCAGAAGCCGGAAAAGCAATATCTGGCATTAAATGCGCAATGAATAGATCAGCTATCTGGCTAGTTGCACATACTGCAAAAGTTGCCAGCAAAACAGAAGTTGAACAAATATCTGCGCGTGGTGCTGGCGCGTTTGAAGGTGATGCAAATGCCGTAGCATACTTATTAAATCTTGATGGCAATAGGTTTTTAACCCTCGGTAAGCGCCGCTTTGAAGCAGATTACACAGACATTAGATTTGAATCTTTTGCTGACTCAGAAACCGTATCAACGCCGTGGGGTACGCAGCAAACTGTGCGTTACAGGTATGGCATTCCATGCGTTTCAAGCGCACAGGAACGCGATGACGTTAAGAACTGCGGTGCAGAGGCAGCTAAGGTGCAGACTAGAGCGCGCATCAGGCTGGAGATTCTGACCGCCCTAAGCAATCATGGCGAGATGTCTAAGAACAAGATTAAGAGCTTTGTGCAAGGCAAAGACACGATCATCAGCGAGGTGCTAACTGCCCTTCTAAATGAGTCAATGATCGTCATGTCGGAGTTCGGCCAAAAGCATCTTTATCGAGTCGTCAACGAACGTCCGTACAGAAAAGACTAAAAAAAAGGGAATCGGTTAGTGTGAATTTTTTGTCGTTTTTTGTAGTGTTTTGTCGGGTGTGTAGTGTTTCAAAATCGAGATTTTTAACCGATTCCTTCCCTAAGGAAAATAACGAGGGAATCGGTTTGTGCGCTATTGAGCGCGCACTACACCGTCCCCTGATCCCTTGCAACCGAGGCCCCGGGGGAATCGGTAAGGGAAGCGGGGAACCGGTTAGTGTCATTTGCAAGGCAATAAAAAGAATGTAACAATACCAGCATGCTAACCCTTCAGCTTCCATATCCAGTGTCAATGAACAGCATCTGGCGCGTCTACAAGGGTCGTCAGGTTCAGTCCAAGGAAGCGATCAAGTACAAAAATGAAGTCAAGTACATAGCGACACAAAAGAAAGCACCAATCACACATGACAACGTATCCGTCATTTTGGAGCTACAGCCAAAGCAAACAATCTCTGGCCGCGCCTATGAAAAATGCATTGACCTTGATAACTGCATTAAAGCAACCCTAGACGCATTACAAGGCGTAATCATCGCAAACGACAAACAAGTAAAACGTATATACGCCTATTATGGCGATCCAGTACCAGGTGGCGGTTTATTAATAACAATAGAGAAATATGTCTGAACGATACGCGGCTGAATATCAACCAATTTGGAAACACGTAGAAGAGATACCGCCACCAAAAGGTGCAAAGGTTTTATTACGCACTGAGTATGGTCAGGCAATCATTGGGCAGTATTATCCAGAAGGAAAGTTTACGCACTGGTGTGGGCTTCCGAGACATGCTCCTGGAGACAAGCAGTAACTTATGGCGAAGCCAAGACATAACTTAATTAATATGACATTTACACGCTGGACAGTGATCAACGATGCAGAAAACTCTGCCCACGGCAAACATGTCGTAGTCGTCAAGTGCAGATGCGGGACAGTACGTGCAATTCTTGCACAGAACTTACTGCGCGGTCAGTCAAAGAGCTGCGGATGCTTGCAAGTGGAAAGAGCATCTGAAACACAACGCGCTAGATGGGCGGCGTTACGCAATAAAACATGATATGATTTATTTGCGGCAGGGAAATGCATATCCCGTTGAGCTAGTCACTCAACAGCCGCATCCCACAAGACTACTCTATGACTGGAGGTCTAAATGCTTACTCAAGCACAACTCAAAGATTTAGTTGTCTATTGCCCAGAACGTGGTGGTTTGTATTGGGTAAAGCCAACAGGAAAAAAAGCAAGAATTGGTCATCGTGTTGGCGCAAAAACGTTAGAAGGATATAGGCAAACAAGCATCTTAAGGATTCAATATAAAGAGCATAGGCTTGTATGGTTGTATCATTATGGATGTTTGCCAAACAACGAAATTGACCATATTAATGGCGTGCGAGACGATAACCGCATAGAAAATTTGCGAGATTGTACGTCAGCGCAAAACAAACAAAATCTAAGAAATTGTACTGTTAGAAATAACAGCACAAAAATTTTAGGTGTGTACCAACAGTTAACGCATTCTCCTAATTTTGTTGCAAGAATAAGCGTAAATGGAAAAAACGTTTATCTTGGTACATTTAAAACCAAAGAAGCCGCAGCAAAAGCGTATGTCGCGGCAAAGCGTAAACATCACAATTATGGAACTTTATAACAATGTCATCTTTTGAGAGCTTAGAATTAGATGTTTGTCGCTGGGCAGATGCACGAGGGATTCTCAAGAATGGCAATCCAAAAACCCAAATGCTAAAGGGCGTGTCAGAGCTTGGTGAGCTAGCTGACGCGGTTGCAAAAGACGACCTACACGGCATCATTGATGGCATTGGAGACACTCTAGTAGTGCTAGCAATCGTAGCGGACATGTACAGTCTTAGCCTTAAAGACTGCTTGCAAGCAGCCTATGACGAAATTAAAGACCGCAAAGGCTATCTCAACAGTGCTGGTGTATTCATCAAAGAGGAAGCCTAGCTATGGTTGAGAAAGAGCTTGCGTACTACATGCTTGCTGTAATCATGATGTTAGGTCTATGGATTGTGTATTTGCTTTACAGAATTGGCGAATTGAAGATAGACATAAAAGGCTGGGATCATGCCTTGGTGCGCTGTCATGAAGAAAAGCAAAAGCTAGAGATTAAAAAAAACACAATGGTTGAGCGTGTAAAAAAGGTGCTAGATGTATACGAAACAGGAAAATAGAACAGAGAATGGCGAAGACATAAAAGTTCTGCCAACCGTTGGCTATTGCATCATTGATGGCAACGCAACTGTTAGTTTACTAACAAAACAAGATGACAATCAGTTTACGCTTTTTGCTTATGATCCAGAAGAAGCGCGCATGATTGCTGAAGACTTAAACACTTGGGCTACAAGGGTTGAAAAATTAAGAGAAAGCAAACAATGAGCGATTACATCATAGAAACTGGCTGGATCAACATTTATCCAGCACATAGCGTCTGTTCATGCGGTCATGCAACCGCAAAGATACATCCAACAAAAGAACACGCTGATGCACATGCTGACGACAAACGCATTGCATGTGTGCGTGTAGAGTACGAGGTGAAGCAATGAACGCAGACGACTATCAAGCTGGTGGCACCCACTACAAAGACATGGCCGTACAGCCATGGACAGTCATGGAACAACTCTTGACAAAACAAGAGTTCATAGGCTATCTAAAAGGTAATATAATCAAGTACGCAATGCGCGCTGGCCTCAAAGACGAACACGATGGCGAAAAACTTAAACATTACATGCAAAAGCTCAACGAGTTCGGCATCAAGGTCCTGTAATGATTGCGAGTATTATGAGCCACGAATTCATGTACCTGGCTTCGGCCATTGTTATTTTAACTTTCATGGCTTTGACGACCTGAAGGATGTCCTGGCATCTGACACATGTGAGTTCTGGATAGAGGTTGATGATTAGTTTGCTAGTTACATTAACGTGTCGGAGCGTTTGGCTTCTAGCAATGACAGCCAGGAACAGACTGGCGCTTAATTCTTACTTGGAGCACGTTTATGCCTAGACCAACACTAGCATCACTCTTGGAAGACTTCCGTAACTGGAACAAAACACAAGACTGGATGCTTAACAAGCAGCGCGACATCTACGGCAACGAAGATCCAGACACAATTGCATTGAACGAAAAGCTAGCCGGTATCGGTACCGCTGACATGGGGATAATGGGTTCCAGTGTTGGTGGATTGGCTGGGATGCTAATTCCAGCTATTGGAGTCAATAAAATCCCAAAGATAGAAAATCTTGCTAAAGCTGCTGATAAGTTTATTTATCATTCTGGAACAGCGGATATGGCTCCTGACTTGCGCTATGGCATTACACCAACAAATGAAGGCGCTTGGATTCGTGAGGTTGCAGAAGGCGCAACAGATGATGTAGATAATTTATTAGAGCAATCTACTCCATTATCTTGGTATTCAAGCACTCCAGAATGGATAAAAATTAAAGTCGCAAGAAAATTAGGTAAAGCGCTAACAGATGTAAATGAACAGGACATTTTGGAGCATGGTCATTTAGCTATGGTTCCAAAAAAAGGACAACATGCTAAAGATGTTTGGTATGTTGGCAGCGGAGGATTGCAAGATGACGTTATCAATTTGCTTGGACAAAAGAAAACACCAAGTTTGACTGATCTTTATGGCGAAAACAATTACGGACAGCGCACAGAACCGTTTGGTGTTGAAAGAAACGAATATGTTACAACTCAAGACATTGAGCCAATGTTTCAGTTAACAGGAAATGATTTGTTGTCTTTTTTAAAAGCAATAGGGTCATCAGGTGGAAAATAAAGTACGGGAAAATACGGGTGTTGGTAATCGCGGTCGCGGCAGGCCAAAAGGCGCGCCAAACAAAAGCACAGCAGCCATAAAAGACATGCTGCTAGCCTCACTCGATGAGGTTGGCGGTCAAAACTACTTCAAACAACAAGCGCTAGACAATCCAAACGCTTACATGGCGTTAATTGGAAAGATCATTCCAGCAGAAGTAAAGAATCAGATCACTGGCGCTGACGGTGGTCCAGTTCAACACAGCGTAAAGGTATCCTTTGGAGACTAAGCAATGCCAAGTTTAATTTATGAATCACCAGACAAAGTGTATCTTGGTGTTGAGCATGGAGTTACGCCAGAACTTTCAAGTGAAACAATACAAAAGATTAAAGACATTGCCGCAAAACATGGCGCTTGGTACGAAGGCGTTGGTGGCGACATTGATCCAATGCAAAAAATACTTGGCCCGCAAGAATCTTACAAAGGCTCTTGGGACGATGAGTTTGCAAAATCTGTAAAAGATTATCCATCAGAATATTTGTACACGTTATTTACAAACGTAAAGGAAAACAATCAAGGCTCACATCTGGTGAATCCGCGTTCCAGCATTTTTGATAGCATTCTTGGCGCACAAAAAAATGTAGGTTTTTTTAAAGATAGGAACTTTGACGCAGAAACTTTGCGTCAATTTCTTGAGCAAGCATCTGATTCAAGCACGCCATTAGCTCAATGGGGGCAGCTTCCTGCAACTGTAAAAAATGTGCAGCGTTTTTTGTCTGCTGGTGAAGAAAAGATGTGGCCTAACAACTGGCAGGAATATCCATACAATGCTGGTCAATTAGCTAAGAAAGCAGAAGAAGCGCGAAATCAATACTTGCTAAATTCTGGTCCTGGTGTTTACGTGACTGGTAGCGATCATTTGAAGGAATTGCAGGCTCTTAACAAAGCATTAAAGATTGTCAATGTCCGTTGAAACAGTCGCTAAGTTTCCTCCGAAGATGCGCGGTTTATTCGAGCCGCACAGATACAAAATCTTTCATGGCGGTAGAGGCTCAGGCAAGTCCTGGGCTTTTGCGCGTGCATTACTAATACAAGCAGCAGAGAAGCCATTGCGTGTGTTATGTGCACGCGAAGTACAGAAGTCAATCAAGCAGTCTGTACATCAACTACTAGTTGATCAGATACAGGCGCTTAATCTTGGCTATTTCTTCGACATCACTGAACATGCTATCCGTGGCAAGAATGGTTCAGAGTTTTACTTCGCTGGTCTAGCTACGCACACTGTTGAATCTATTAAGTCATACGAAGGCGTAGACCGCGTTTGGATTGAAGAAGGCGCGACTGTTAGCAAGAAATCGCTAGACATTCTCGTACCAACAATACGTAAGCCAGAATCTGAAATCTGGGTATCACTGAATCCAGACTTAGACACTGATGAAATGTATGCGCGGTTTATTGCAAACCAAGTACCAGGATCGTTAGTTGTACAAGTTAACTACAACGATAATCCATGGTTCCCAGCGGTATTAGAGCTAGAGCGTGCGCACTGTGAAGCGCATAGCAAACATGACTACGAAAACATTTGGCTTGGTAAACCAAAGACTGTTGTTGATGGTGCTATCTACGCTGATGAGTTCCAAGAGATGGTTGAGCAGCACAGGATTAATCTTGTTACATCAGATCTAATGCTGAAGTCGCATGTCGTTGTAGACCTTGGCTGGAATGACGCAATGTCCATTATTGTTGCTCAGCGTGCTGGATCTGAGTGCAGGATCACGCATTACATTGAAGAGTCATTTCAGACGTTGGACTGGTACTCTGCTGAACTACGCAAGCTCAACCTCAACTGGGGAAAGATGTGGCTTCCGCATGATGCAGTCCAAAAAGATTACAAGACTGGCAAGAGCGCGGCTGAGATAATGACGATGCTAGGCTGGGAGACAGAAGTCATACCCATTGGCAACGTAGAGCATGGCATTAAGCTATGTCGCATGATGTTTCCAAGGGTTTGGATGGATAAGGAAAAGACTAAGCGTTTGCAGGAATGTCTCAAGCGTTATCGCCGTAGTATCAATGCAACGACTAACCAGCCATCTGGCCCATTGCACGATGAATACTCACATGGAGCAGATGCATTTAGGTATCTAGCAACATGCATAGACCTATTTAGGAATGATAATATACGGCAACGCAAACCACGCGATCTTGGCGCGTCTAGCTGGATGAGCTTTTAGGATACAAACATGGCTAACTTAGATACTGATTCCGTACTGAACTCTCTTGGCGTAGAGCCAGAAGCTAACGAACGTAGCGATATGGATCAGGAGACGCTAAAAGAGATACGCGAACGGTTTCAGCAGGCAACAAAATTTGAAGGTCAAGGAAGACAAGACAGGCTAGATGATATTCGTTTTGCACGCCTCGGTGATCAGTGGTCAGAGGCGGCTAAGTACGACAGGAACCGTCCAGGCCAAGAGCGGCCAATGCTTGTTGTTAACAGGCTCTTGCAGTTCCGTGATCGTGTCGTAAACGAAATCAGACAGAACACGCCAAGTATCCGTTACCGGCCATCGAACAATGAAGCTGATGTAGAGACAGCAGAAGTATTGATGGGCCTTGCGCGCCACATACAAGACAACAGCAACGCACCGATTGCATACGATACTGCTGTTGAATGGCAAGTAGACACTGGCCTTGGATACATTCGCGTCCGCAATGACTGGGCATCAGACACTAGCTTTGATCAGGAAATCTACATTGATCGTATTCCAGATCCAATGAAGGTCTATTACGATCCGCATAGCAAGACACCAGATGGCTCAGATGCTGAGTGGGCGATTATTGCTGAGGAAATCAGCAAGGATGAGTTTAAGCGTCTGTATCCAGATGTTGATCTAAGCTCTTGGGAAGCGGCTGGTAATGGCGACATGCAAGGCTGGTACACCAGTGATTCAGTGCGTATCGCTGAGTATTACTACCTTGAGCATGAGATGAAGGAGATATATGACGAAGAAACAGGCCAGTCTCGCATGGCTGACATTAAGCGCTGCATGTGGTGTAAGGTTGGCGGTCATACGGTACTAGAGCGCACTGAGATTCCATGCAAATACATTCCAGTCGTACCAGTCATTGGGCATGAAGTCTGGTTGCAAGGTAAACGTCATCTGTCTGGTCTTGTTCGTAACGCTAAGGATGCACAGCGACTGTATAACTACTATCTGTCAGCAAATGCTGAGAACGTAGCGCTTGCGCCAAAGGCTCCATTTATTGGCGTTGCAGGACAGTTTGAGACTGATCCTAACTGGGCTGTTGCGAATAAGACTAGCCTTGCATATCTCGAATACGATCCTGTCTCTATTGCTGGCACTCCTGTTGGCGCTCCACAGCGCGCACAGCCACCACAGGCATCAAGTGCAATCATGCAGGCTATTCAGATTGCCGAGAATGACATCATGCAGTCTATGGGAATCTACCAGCCTAGTCTTGGTGGTGACTCTAACGAAACTTCTGGACGCGCATTGTTGCTGCGTCAGAAGCAAGCAGAGACTGGTAACTTCCATTTCCAGGACAATCTTAATCGTTCAATCCGTCAGGTTGGGCGCATTGTGTTGAGCATGATTCCGAGGATCTATAACCGAGCTAGAGTTGTACGTATCCTTGGTGAAGATGGGTCGCCAAAGTCTGTCAATCTTGATCCAAGCCTGCCGCAGGCCAGCGCTAACACTGACAATCCAGCAATCGATAGCATCTATAACCCAACCATTGGTGAATACGATGTTGTCTGCGATTCTGGGCCTAACTACGCAACGAAGCGTGATGAGGCAGCAAATATGATGCTGTCATTGACTCAAGCGAACCCACAGCTATTCCAGATGATTGGCGACCTGATGATGAAGAACATGGACTGGCCTGGTGCTGAGGAAATCGCCAAGCGTCTGCAAGCCATGTTGCCGCCACAGTTCCAGCCCAGTGCTGATGGTACTAAGGTTGATCCACAGGTTATCCAAGCGCAGCAGATGATGGAGCAGATGGCTACGCAGATGGAGCAGATGGCACAACAGGTCCAGATGATGAATCATCAGAACCAGTTACTGGTCGATTCCAAAGAACGCGAATGGTACGAAGCTCAGACTAAGCGCATGGATGTCGAAGGTAAGCTGATGATGACTGATGCGCAGTTACAGGCAGCAGTGCGTGAAAACCTGATGACAATGATGGCGGCTGGTTCAGCAGAAGTCATGGAATCTAACCGCGAACTTGAAGAAGCAGAGAACGCATTGATTGCACAGCAAATGCAGCCAGCACAGCAGCCACAACAGCAGCAACCAGCAATGCAAGGTCAGGCATTAAGCGTTGGCACAATGAGACGACAGCCCGATGTACAGGCATTAACAGGCGAAGCAAAACCAGGAGAAAGTAATGAGTGATGAGACACAAGTATTTGAAACAGTAGACGACGATGCTGGCGTACAAGACAACGATCAAGCCACTATCGATAATCAAGACAATTCACAAGAGGGGCTTGAAGAGGCGCATGAGCAACAAGCAGACGAACAAGGAGAGAAGCAAAAAGATCCGTGGTACAAGCGCAGGATCGATGAACTTACGCGAGACAAACATGAGGCTCGTCGTCAAGCTGAGCGGCTTGAGAAGATCCTTGAGCAGCAGGAACAGCTTCTCAAGCAGTACCAGCCAAATGGACAGCAACAGCCTCAGCAATCAACTCTACAGCCTCCTAATCCAGCCGATTTTGCTGGCGGCCAGTATGATCCTCGATACATGGAAGCAATGCTTCAGTACACTCGGTCTAGCGCTGTCGAAGAAGCTAAACAGGCAGTTGCCGCAGAGTACCAGCAGCGCGCACAGCAAGAAGCAGTTATGGCTGCACAGGCGCGATTAGAGACCGCTGAAACCGCTGCACGCGCTAAGTACTCAGACTATGACGCGGTTATTGAAGGTGTAACCTCAGATCCACGGCTTGCTCAAAATGAAACCATTAAAGCAGCGCTACTAGGATTGGATAATGGGCCAGACGTTGCGTATCTCCTTGGACGAAACCTGGATATTGCGTATGAGATTGCGAATACCCGCAATCCTATTGCTGCTGGAATGAAACTAGCAGAGCTGATGAATCGCGCACCAAGGAAGGTTGCAAACGCGCCAACGCCAATTAAGCCTATCAATGGCGCGGCTGGTGGCGTAGCTGGTGCAGGACGCAGCTACAGTGAAATGTCTACGGCTGAGTTTATTGCTGCGCGCAATGCTGAAGAAATGGCGAAACGGCAAGCACTCTACAAACGGTGATATAGTGAGATAGTCAGCGCAATGCTGACAGTCTCCATATCACTCAAAGGCCAGCGTTAAAAACTGGCCTTTTTTTATGCTAATATATGTTTGCGGCAGGAGGTTCGAAACTCCGTCTGGATTCACGCCCAGACAGCCGCACCCTCAAGCGTGACCATTCGTGCTGGTGATCTATGAAGCAGTTCTACGTCTACATCCATAAAAAGCCTGATGGCACGCCGTTTTACGTTGGTAAAGGCACAGGAAGGCGTGCATATCAGTTCTATAACAGATCAAGCTGGCATAAAAACATCGTAGCCAAATATGGCAGAAACAACATTATCATTGAAGTTGTGAACTGTTTGAGTGAAGCGCAAGCATTTGATCTAGAAAAGATTTACATAAAACAGTTTAAGCATAGTGGAGTGTGTTTAGTTAATTTGACTGATGGCGGTGAAGGACATAGTGGCTTCAGGCAAACACCGGCAATGAAGAAAAAACGCTCTGAAACCTTAAAAAGGTTTTATGCTTCAGAGACTGGTAAGCAAGTTAATGCTGAGCTAAATAAGCACAGGATCGGGAGAAAAAACACCCAAGCAACAAAGATAAAAATGAGTAGCGCAGCAAAAGGCAAACCAAAGACTGCGCAACATGCTTTGAATTTGTCAAAAGCTCGGGTTGGAAAACCAAGGACAGGAAGCGGAATTGGTTTGGCTGGCGTTAATTGGGTGAAATCACAGCAATGTTGGAAAGTTGTTGAGTGTTTCCGTGGCAAAACAACTTTTTATGGAAACTTTAAAAATTTGTTAGATGCCGCTGCGCATAGAATTTCTTTACAAAATAAAAAACAAATGGTATAAGTCGGATACCAAGCGTTGACACGGCCCTTGTAGCGCTTGCGGCATATCAGATCATTCGAGGGATTGGCTCCTATCTGAAAACATATATGGGCATACCATTTATTTTTTCATCATTAGGAGGTTCGCATGTCGAACAATTTGCTTACCATAAGCTCCATTACTAATGAGGCTTTGCGTGTGCTGACCAATAACTTGGTTTTCACTCGCGCAGTATCTCGGCAGTATGACGACCGTTTTGCAATTGAAGGGGCCAAAATCGGCACTACTATCAATTTGCGTAAACCGCCGCGTTATATTGGTCGTACCGGTCCTGCACTTCAGGTTGAATCTTCAGTTGAAACGTATGTTCCGCTGACTCTGGATACTCAGTTCGGCGTAGACATGGCGTTTACGACTCAGGATCTTACGATGAACATCAGCGACTTCTCTGATCGTTTCATTAAGCCTGCTGTTGCAGCGATTGCTAATAAGATCGATTATGACGGTCTTCAGCAGTTCTACAACGTCTACAACCTTGTCGGCACGCCTGGTCAGTTGACTGATGGCGCTACGACTCAGGCTGAGGCGATTGCTTCTATTCTGGCTGCACGCCGTAGACTGAATGAAGAAGCTGCACCGATGGACGAAGATCGTTCATTTGTTGTAGATCCCGCAATCGAAGTCGGCATTGTTTCTGGTCTGACCAATCTGTTCAACCCGCAGGGTACGATCAGCGCTATCTTCAAGAAAGGTGGCCTTGGTGACTCTACGCTGGGCTTCAACTTTGCGGCTGATCAGAACGTTGGTAACTTCACCACTGGTACTGCTACGAACTTCACGGTTTCTGCACAGTCTGGTGGTTCAGTACAGACCAATGCTCAGACCACGTTTACGCTGGCTGTTAGCTCTACCTCTGGCACTCTGACCAAGGGTACTGTCTTCACCATTCCTGGTGTATATGCAGTTAACCCGCAGAACCGTCAGTCAACTGGCTCACTGCGTAACTTTGTTATCACCAGCACTGCTGCTGGTAGCTCTACCAGTCTGTCTATCTTCCCGACTCCGGTCTTTAGCGGTCAGTTCCAGAACGTTACCAGTGCTACTGGTGCAATTGCTTCTGGAACCGCTACGATCCTGTCTGGTGCGTCTGGCTCTGCTGCAAGTTATGCACAGGCTCTTGCATTCCACAAGGATGCATTTGCACTGGGTACGGCTGACCTGATCCTGCCGCAGGGTGTGGATATGGCTGGTCGCGCTTCGGCTGATGGTCTTTCTATCCGTCTGGTTCGTCAGTACGACATCAACTCTGACCAGTTGCCGTGTCGTCTTGATGTTCTGTATGGATGGTCAACCATCTATCCTGAGCTTGCTACCCGCGTCACTGGTTAATAGGAGGTTTATATGTCTAATCCTGGACCGAATATTGTCGATGCTGATATCCAGCGCGGTC